GGCGACGGCAGCCGCGTTGCTATTCACATTAATACTTGGTGTAGGATTAAGGTTTCCAACATCAGTAAGCGCATTAAAGGCTCCCTCTGCTTTAGGTGTGGCATTGTCTGTTGCATCTACTGGTACATTAACGCCCGCACCAGCAATTGTAGCAATTGTATCTCCAAGAGATTGCACTTCGCCCTCAGTGTCGGGAGCATTAGTTGACGTATCTACATTAACGTCCTGCCCGTCTGCTTCTCTTGATTTTTGAATAAGGTCTTTAAGGTGCTTAATAACAGTGCGAGCGTTGTCCTGAGCATCAATTTTAATCTTTTTCCCAGTCAACCTTTCCGCTTCTTTTTCCAAGTTCTTAATACGTTGACGCGCTGCATCTGTGCTTGCACTAACAGTAACTTTTTTATCCTTATAGTCTTTAGTAGGATCGCCTTTGCTATCTTTTTTAGTTTCAACCTTAACAGTAACTTTCTTTTGAACTCTGCTAGCCTGCTTATCAGTAGCCCCCAATTCTTTTGCGGCCAATCTTGCTTCTCTACCGCTCAGATCAGCGGCTTTAGCAGCATTAACAAATCTAGTTCCAAAGTTTTTAAGAGCAGTTTGAGCCTGTGGGCCGGTCATCTTACCAATCTCAGTTGTAAACGCTTGCAGTTTATCTACTGGTAGTTGCTGCGTCATTCCTAGAATGCCCGCCAATGGGCCGCGTGCGTTCCTATTAGTCATCATGTTCTGCATACCAAGTGGATTGAGCGCTCCGTTTTGTAACTTACTTAAGAGATCAAATTGCGTATTCTGTGCAAGTTGTGAATTACGGATCATATCAGACATAATGATCTTTGATGCATCGCCAGAGTCTTGTAGCATCTTTGTCAATGATTCAAGAACGGCTCCCTGTTGCTCTGGATTAGCGGCATCAAACATTGTCTGCATACTTTGGCTAGTTGAATCAAGACTGTCTCCCAGTTCACCTATACCTTCGCGTGTTTGAGGAATTGTTTTATTCAAATACTCAAGACGCTTTGCGTCGGCATCTCCTAATGGCGCTTCCTTAGATTTATCCTGCAATGTACTTCTTTCATCAATAAGCGCATTAAGTTGAGCCTCTAGTGCAAGTCTATTTTGCAAACCACTTTGAATCTGATTGTTCCAGGCTGATGCTACTAATCCACCCACTCTATTAGCAGATTCTCTCATTTGAGTACCCTGAACTAGACCGCCAGCAACAGTGCCAACCCCTGCTGGGCCGCCAGCGCTTTGCGCCCCCATACCAATCTGCTGCCATACCGACCTATCCTGTGGACGTTTTGTAGCAGAAGCCTGCTGCGCTTGCTGAGCCTTGAGCATATCAATAGTAGTCTGTGCATTTTGGGCTTGGCGCTGATACACATCGTTAGCCAAGTCAGCAGGAGATTTCTTTAGTTTAGCCCCCATTAAACCTTCTGTGTAGCGCTCAATCTGTGCTCCTTGTGCTGGGTTTTCAATCTTAAGGGCAGCAAGGAATGACCGTACATCTGCCGTTCCCATTACACCCTGAATAACATAACTAGCCAACTTAGATGCTAAAGAGGTACCGGCTACATTCTGCCCAACGTCCATAGTTGTCTTAGTGTAGTCTGCCAACAACTTCTTACCAACATCTGATTGCAAGAACTGCTGTGCCGTTGTTAACTGTTCTGTGCTTACCTTAGATTCTTTTGCTACTTGTTGCTGAATATAACTTGTCTTTCCAAAGGCTGTTCCAACTTCATCAACATAATCTGTTGTGTTATTAAGCGCATTACCAAGATCAATCCCCTGCTGGCGAGTCTTTTCATTGAACATCTGCCAGCCCTTAACAGTTACAAATGCTGCGGCGGCGACGGCACCTATTGCAATTCCTGCTGGGCCTAATGAAGCCGCTACCGTACTTAATCCGGCCACCACTTTAGCGGCTACTCCTGGGAAGAATTGCGTTGCCATACCGACACCCATAAGCCCATTAGCAGCAAACTCCGCTGCGGCTGGAACTTCTTTACCAGCCATTTGCATACCCATGAGCGCAGTAGACGCAAGCATACCAACACCCATTAGACCCATTCCACGTGTACGTCCTGCTTGGTTTGCTAAATTGGTTTGATAACGTTGACCAAATGTTGGTTTAGTCGGTTGGGCAATAGCCAGTGGCTTTAATCCACCAGCAAAGCGATATGCTTTGCCAGCATCAGACATACCAAACGGCATTGCTTTCGCGGCTGGTGACAAACCAGATGGCTTTTGAATCGGAACTTTAGCAACTTGTGTTGCCGCCTGCCCAAGTTTGCTTGCAGAAGGCGCTACTACAGCAGTTGCTTTACCATTTGAATCTAAAGCAACTACTGGAACCTTACCGGCCTGACCACTAGGCAGTACACGTGATGAATCATATGCTTTGATTTGCTCAGGTACACCACTGATCGCCCCCTTGCTTTTACTCAATTGCTCAAACGATACCGATCCTTGTGGACTACCAACTCGTGAAGGCTTTCCAGTAGAGGTGCTACTTTGAACCCACCCTATCTGTCCAGTCTTTAAATAAGCCTGCTTTACAGAATCAGGAAGGTCAGATGCCATCACTGCCTTTTCAGTAGCAGTATTAAATTCCTTTTCAATAGAAAGAGCACCGTTCTTTCCAATATCTTGTACGACCGCCGTACCCAAAGACTCCATATGACCGATTGCCGAATCCATAACGATTCTTTGCAACTTCTGACCCTGTGGGCCTGCCGCCCACGCCGCTCTCTCTGCACGCTTGGCAGCAGTAGTACCAGTAGTACCAATACCAAGATTTCCAGCAACAGTTTCCATTAGGTTTGCTGTAGTATAAGCATAAGGCTGCGCCCTCATCATTGCCGCCCACTGTGCAGCAGGCATACCCGATGCAGTAGCAGTATTTACTCTGTGTGGCTGTATTAAAGTTCTATCCGACTTTCCAAGTAGAGTCTCTTTTCCAGCCCTTGCCTGAGCGATTAGCGCGGCTGCGGCAGTATTGCGTGGGCCAGGTGTCAAAGATTTAAGTTCTTCTGGCGTTAACTCCCTAAGTCCACCAACATGCGCCCTCTGCGGATTAGCCAACAGCGCAGTATATGCTGCCTGTGAAATTAAAGCACCCGGCTTAGCGCCGCCAGGTGGAATCGGTGCAGTTTTAATCGGAACTCCTCCTGGGCCTGGTCTACCTGAAGTTGCAACGCTACCAGTAGCAGCACCAGTCTGAGCAGCAATCAATGCCTGCAATTGTGAAGTAAGTAATTTAGCAGCATTAGCCTGAGCGTACAGTCCAGTAGCCGCTCTCTCAGAAGCGGTAGCCAATGAATTAGCAGCAGCAGTGGCGTTCAATTCTTCAGTAGTAATATACGATAGACTACCTTTACCCATCATAAAGCGGAAGGCAGACTTTACAGCCATACCGGCCTTGATCATCATACCGATGAAGTTAGCAATAACACCGACAACCATGGTTACTACACCGGCTACTGCGACGAACCCTGCTGTCAGTACCGCTCCCCACTTGGCAACCTTATTAGTAGCAAAGAAGTTGATAACTGGTGTAATCGCTGTCAGAATCTTGGCTCCAATATCAGAGAACAATGCTCCTAACGGTGCCGCTGCGGCCTTCAGTTCTTCAATCGACTTCTTCAGTTTGATCATTGGTGAGTCAGCAATTTGGCCCAACTCCTGAGCACTCATCTTTGCTAGTTCCGCACCGCTGGCCTTTGCCAGTCTCATTGTTTCCTTTACGGCCTTGCTGTTAATGTTCTTGAATAGCGCACCCATACGAGCATACTGATACTTACCGAATAGAGATTCTAATGCCTGCTGACGCTGGAACTTAGGCAATTCATTAAGAGCCTTACCGACCCCTTGAATGGTACCAATCAGATCACCTTTGTTTGTTTTGACAATCTTTTCAATATTGATACCCATATTGCCAAGCGTTTCTACAGCGGTAGCCGTAGGATTGATCATCGATGCCAGACCGCTCTTCAGAGCGTTAGCGCCCTGTTCAGCACTCACACCGCCCTGCCGCAGAGCCGTCATCATAATGGCAAGGTCTTCGACGTTACCACCTAGACCTTTAATAACGGGAGCAACACGAGGTACGGCAAGAGCCATATCCTCCATTGCTAAGATAGTTTGGTTTTCAACAGCGTTGAGGAAGTCTGTAGTGCCAGCCATATCCTTAGCACTAATACCGAATGCAGTCTGCATAGCAATAGTGGCTTCAAGGGCTTTGTTGTAATCCATGTTACCCAAGGTAGCAAGACGCATTGTTTCACGAGTAGCGGCAATAAGGTCTGCTCCCTTAGCACCTGTAGCGGCTGCGCGAGCAGCAACATCAAGGGTGTCTGACATAGCAATGCCGTACTGCATCATTTCTTTTGCTACACCCTTTTGAACGTTGGTGAGCATCTGAGACTTCTCGGCTACAGATGTAGCGGTGTCTCCATATACACGCTTGAATGCAATAGATGACTTTTCAATGTCGTTATATGCTTTAATAGTACCGGCGGCTACAAGGGCAATGGGAATACCCATACCGACCATCATCTGACGACCGGCCCACTGAGTATTTTTACCCCAGTTAACTAAAGCAGTTGATCCCATCTGAAGGTTTCTGCGGAACAACATCGCCTGTTGTGTCGCATACATTGCCTCGCCGCCGAACTGCTTCATCATCTTGTCGGGCTTGATCTGCATGGCCTTCTGCGTGCCATTCATTTCCTTACCAAGAGCGACGTATTGGCTCTGTAGCATTCGTACACGGTCGGCTGCCATGCGATTAATGCGGGAGTGGTCATTACTCCACATGCGAGAGTTCTGACGATAGTTTCTTAATGTGGTATTACCACGGTCAAACTCGTGGTGCAGTCTACCTAGTTCTGTATGGACGTTACGAATACCAGTAGTGAACATTCCACTACCAGTGAGGACATTGCCCATTCTGGCAATTGCCTTCTCCTGAGCCATTACCCCGCCAGCAGTGGCAGCGAGCATGCTCTTGTTCATAGAGGCTACTTTACTTTGTAGCCCCGCTAACTGAGCAGCCGCATTGGCAGCATTGATCTGTACATTGATTGTGGCGGTTACGCTAGCCACTATCCATCACCTCGTAAGCAATGCCGCTAGCAATGAAGTCCTGAATATCAGGATCGGCAACAGCGGTACCCATTTTTTCTTCTACCCGTTTCTTTGCACGCTCCTGTACACGTGTGAACGCATCACCAGTTTGAGCGGCGTCAAGGTCAATACCCTTTAGTGCAGCAAAGAACTTACGATCCTCTGCTGTTTGACGACGGGATTCAACTAAGACTGCATTGAGTTCTGGCATAGACAGAGAATCCTCCAACTCCTGAAAGTCCTTCCACTTTCCGACGAGGAAGGCTTCGGATTCCAGTGCGGCGAGGTCTAAGTCTACCCACTTAGCCCCGCCACCAGATTTGGGTCACTGTCATCCAACTTGATGCCGGATGCAACCTCAATAATCTTATAGATGGTGGGCAAGTCAAGTTCGTCCTCAAGGGCTTCCTTGTCCTTTGCCAGTTCTGGATCGTACTGCTGCATAGCAATAGCCACGCAGTCTACCATCTTCGTCAATGACTTGTCATTGTCATCTGCTACCTTTGATAGACCATCAAACTCCTTCATAAACTTACGAAGAAGAGACAGTTTGAGCGGGCGTAGTACGAGAGTCTTCCCGCTGAATAGTTCTACCTCTACAGACTGATAGACGGTAGTTGCCATAAGTAAATCTCCTTTGTGTAGTACATTAATTATAGCATACGAAAGCCCGCCCAGTCTCCTGAGCGGGCCAGCGTATTGTTAGATCAAGACCAAGTGCGGTCAACAATCTTTCCGTAATCACCAGAAGTATCTTCTGGAAGCAAACGGAAGTTCACTTCGAACGCAGTCGGCTCGTCGCGCTTTGCTGATAGGGTTACTGACTCGATTGATAGTGCGCGGTACGCGATGTAAACACGCTCCTTCTTATCAGACACCTCACAGTCACCAGAACCCGGCCCCACTGCAACGATGCCTCTCTCAACGGGACACTCACCAATGTCACCAGCAGAAAGTGTTAATACTCTCTCGCTTGCGGCACCAGTCAACTCATCATCGTCATACGCAAGTACAACTAGCAAGTTTTCCAGTGTAGCCTCGGCCAAAGACGTTTTCATTGATACCTTCATGCCCTGCTTGTACAGTTTCACAACGTCAAGCACCTGATCAACACTTACCTCACCGAAATCCGGTTCGAATGTCAACTCAAGACCATTGGTTGTGTAACCAACGTTGTCGAAGTCAGCATCGAATGTCAGTGTCTCCTTGTAAGAGCGCACGGATTCGAATGCGGGGTATGCATCATCGTCTGACGTTACACCAGAACTTGCAGCCGAAGGGGACAAAGGCCCATTGGCTACAAACAGTGCAGCGGCACCTACGATAACGTTCTTTGAATCTCCACGTGTATATGCCATTATTTTTCACCTACCTTTACGCAAAAGTTGTCGGCGGCGTTCCTCACAAGACTATTATACCCCTATTTCAGTCGAACTTTGTTTGTTTTGTAATGTGGTATTCGAACTCTACTACCATAGTTGATAGGTATCTTTGATTAAGAGCCATATCCATACGGTTTTCAGCAGTTTGGTCTACTTGCATTGCTTTGAACCAATGAAAATATACCCCCGCGTCTGGGTGATTTTGAGACAACCAGTTGTTCAAGTCTTGGGCAGCAGAATCTTGCCTGTCAATAATGAGAGCCATTACATTAGACCATGTTAATGCTTCAGTTGGAGTTCCCTTAATGAAGTAGAGCGCTTGAGTTCTATGAATGAAGTACCCCGCTCGTGAGCGCATCTTGAACATCTGATCATAAATGACATATGGCTTGTCCTTCCACGGCCACTCGTCTGATCGTGTATCTGAAATCGGGAAGAACGGAACGATATTTCCATAGTCCTTTTCTAATGAATCGTCTAGAGACTTCATGGAATCCCAAATGTACTTGTTGATATACGTAGTTGCAATTGGGAATGCGTCTGTCAATGTCATAGAATCACTCCTACATTAGGTGAAGTGATCCACTTGTATCCTGCACCCTGCCCCGCTCCGAAGCCACCACCCAGAGCACCAGCAGCGAATGAAGCCAGGAACTCATCTGCAACCGCTAGGTCTGCAAGCATTGCCTGCATAAGAGATTGTGAAATCACTGTATTGAAGAACAAATCTGTAAACCTCTTCCAACTACCCACCGTTGCCGCACCACCTGGATGCGCTACGGTTACATCGTTTGGAGTATACACATCATCCCAATGCAAATACTCTACATTGACAGGACTGATAGTAACGCTTCCACCGGATTCCATTACGTCTGCTTTGTTGTAGAAAGGAACGGTAGACCTGTGTGGTAACGATGAAGAAGCCTGAGTCTCACCAGTGAATACAATCGTCCCGCCACCTACAGAATAGTTGTATTCAAACAGTCTAGCACCAGACGAACCTGCTTGATACCACTCGTATACATGGTGCAATGCTGCATGATTACCAGCAGCCATTGAATCCATCCACTTACCAAGTGCTTCCTTGACTACCTCAGCGATTTCAGCCATCAATACAGGTAGCCCTTCGTGACCACCAGCAATGAAGCCTTCGCAGTATTGTGCAGTGTTTTTAAGAATTCGTTCCAACTCAGAAGTGTCCATAATTATAGTCATACTATCGCCTGCTCATCTGCTCTGTTGAATACTACTTTAACATAATCAAGATGGTTGAACGGGTCTACATGCGGCATGTATCCAACCACTTCATAAACAGTTGAATCTCCTGCTCGTGGGCCTGCGGTTTCTTTGTAGATTACCCCGCCGCAGTTTGCTCTCAAATTGGCTACAAGAATATCAGTTAGACCATGCATTTCACCGAATGAGTCTACACGAATATCTTCTGTGATCTGAGCATTGATCTGGTCAAGAATACGCAACCTCTGTTCTGGATACAAATTCTGATCTTTATAATTAGTATTAGATGCCAACCGACATTTTACACTTCTATCATAACTCCACACATGAATGAGTTCACCTAAATCATTCTGCGTTGTGGTTGAGTAGTACACATCGAGTAGTAATGGATAGAACATTACAACACCCCGACGTTATGGAACAGAGTTTGTCCCCAGTACCTTTTCAGAGTTTGATCAACAATGAGATCGCCTGTACCGGAGAATGCGCGGCGGTCGAAGTCCGTTCTGAACTCGTCTGTTTCATACTTGACAACATACTTTTGTAAGTAATTGGGTGTGCCGCACGCCAGTTCTTTAACCATTCTCTTCGTAATTGTTTGAATGTCTGTGGGAACGACGGGCCAGCCACACTCTGCTGTGACAGTGTATACATAATCATTACCGAATTGAATACCCCAATACATATTGGTATAGGTATCTGACGATCCGGTGGGAACCTTGATTGGTGAGCCTTCCATGATATCTTCTGTAGAAGCAACCTTTATATACAGTCCATTATCAGAAAGAACATAGTCATAAGTATTGTCAGTTCCATCAAACACTACCTCGCCATTTTCCTTAATTTCAATAAGTTTGCGTACAGGATGGCCTAACGGTAACACATCTGATCCAGTTCCCATTCTTTCAAAAACATGCTTCTGGTAATAGAATCCACCAACAATATTGTCAATTGCCAACCTTGCTATTGCTTCATATTCAGAATAAGTGGAGAAGTCTTCATCTGGAAACACTTTGGTTACATCGATATAAGGTCGCACTACTCTGATTGTATCTTCAACAACTATCTCGCCGGTATCATCAAGAATAGTCAATGCATATTCTGCGTCATACTTTTGTAACTCTTCTGGTATTGTTACTTCTAAAAGCGAGTACATATCTGAATCTTCAAGGTACTCTAAATCTTCTGAATTATCAAATCTAATTGTGTGTTCGGTATCGGGATCAGCAACCGGATATGTAGTTGTTAACGGATAAGGTGGTACACGATAGATTTCCATTATAGATCAAAGTGCATGGCTACTTCGTCTGGCGTTGCATCGCGTACTCCACGCAGGCGCTTCCATAACTCTGCTTCCTCTCTTGTAACAAAACTGTATCCTCTCGGAAGGTGACCTACTCTTTCCCAATGTAGGTTCTTATTTGAGTATACCGCGACTTTCTCTTTCGGGTCTAATGGCTTGTTTCCAGCCTCACGACGGGCAGTGTTGACAAGAGGCTTTTCAGCGAACTCTTCTTCAGTGAGAGTATTACGCCATTGCTCATCAATAATGTCGGCCTTGCGCTCTAGATGTTCTTTGCGGTCCTTCTTATTCAATGAATATACCCGCGACTCTGGAACTTTGGTGGCTGGGGTTAATGTATTGGGAATCTCGTACATACCTTCTGTCTGCACCATAATGGCACGTGCAAGATTCAACTTCTTATCTGCCGCCCTGAATTGCACATTGTTATGTCTTGCGATCTCCAACAACTGTACCTTAGTGTAGAAATCATATAATTCTAAAGCCTTGTCTTCATACTCTTGCATATATCTATTATACCAAACAAAAGAATGAGGGGTGGCCCGAAGACCACCCCTCCTATACTCTTATAGAGTTTACCCGATTAGTACGGGTTTGCTGCTGAGTCTGCGAATGCAACGGCATCCAACTCTTCCCAAGCAATTCCAAATCGAACGTACACTGTGTACTCAATTGTGTCCTTCTTCGGCTTGAACTCGCGGTAGACCTCTACGTCACGCTGGAATCCCCACACACGGTTCTGTGGGAACGTCAACTCTACGTAGTCATCAGGGAAGTAGGGAACCTCAACGACAGGTAGCCCAAGAGCGCGGGTCTGGCGCACATCGCCAATTGTTTGATCTGCACCCGAAAGCCACTGGTTACGGAACTGCTCTGTGTAAACAGAGTCAGCAAGCGTACCGTTATTCCTTACGATACCTGCGAACGTATCAGTGCTAGCATAGAACTTAAGTCCTGTCTTTAGCGCACGATACTTACGAGGCATGGCATGAATAACCTGCTCAAGAACCTCTGGTGTCCACTCGTTATTCGACACAGTAACTACGGCCTCGTGAGCCTCACTACCTGTCGTAACTTGATTCACGAATCCCTCCAAAATAGAAAGGAATGAACCAGTAGAACCATCGCCATTGATAGCCAAGTCTTCAACATCATTTGCGAAAGCGTTTGTCATTAGACGAACCAAGTGATCCTCTAGCGCTGCGCCCTCAATGTTGTCCTCAAGAGACTCAGTTGCAACCTCCCAATCCAAACGAATCTTCGTAGTTGTCAACTCAATCTTGGAGAACTTAGCATTAGCGTTCTCATATGTTCCATCAGCCTGCTTTGCGGCACGAATTACGCGCTCTCCCACGTTTACCTTATTCAACTCCATTGTGTTAGCACGCATGTTTACGCGGCGACCGTCTTTAGCGATCACTGCTGCGTCCCAAATGTAGTCAATAAAACGACGAGACTGCTCAGGTTGGAGAATACCACCGGGAACACCAGTAGGATTAACAGCGTTCGGGCCTGTGGTTACACCACTAAGACCGCCAGGAACGTTCCCTAGCACACCGGCTGCGGGGTCGCTTACGCCACCCACTCCACCAGAAGCAAAAGCACCTGCCTCGGCTGACTTCTCAAGAATTTCTTCCGACATTATTTTTTCACCTCCTGTGATTCTCGATTTTTAGTTTCTTATAGGTCGGAAACTGCGAGGAACATTCCTCCCCATACGGAATCACTCTTGGTGATTCTCTTTTCCTGAGCGACCTCGCCAAGATCGCCAGACTTACGGAAAGCGGTTGTATCTTCCACCTTGTCAACACGCTTACCAAACTCTTCTACACTTTCAGTAGTCTCAGTAACCTTCGACTCAACACTGTCCATGCGCTCCGTCACTGTCTTTTCAATGCCTTCAATGCGCTCAGTCAGTGAAGTCAACGTACTTACCACAGACTCTAGTGACTTAATTAGGAGTTCATTAACGGCATCAGGCTCATCAGCCTTTGCCACTTCCTCCGCAGGAGCCTCTGCAATTACTTCAGACTCTTCAGCCTTTTCTACATCAGCAACGGCCTCTTCAGCCTGCTCAACGTCGTCTGTCTTTTCTACAGCGTCTTCGACTACAGTTTCCTCAACTACCTCTTCAGTAGCATCGGTCTTTTCGACTACATCAGTCTCGTTGTGCTCTGCCATTTCTTTCGCCTCCTTTACTAGATTATTTCCAATATGTTTGGACACCATACCCTTAATGATACCAGACTTTTCTGTATCATTTGACTCAACAAAGCCAATATCATTCATTTCACAGTTACATACTGGACACTTCATATCGGTTTCTTTTGAAACCTTGACTACATTGTCATCTTTACACATGTAAATAGTCTCTAGATCGCCCTTGATATCCATACCCTCAAGAACGTCCCCTACCTTTTGAACAAGTGTGACGTTTGCCAGTGGATTAGCGGGAGTGTCTACCAAAGACAACTCAACCATTTCATAATCATCTACCACGCGAACCATCTTGTCAATGTTTTCATCATAGACGTTTCGCGTTTCCTTAAGCCTACCGCCAATTGAAAATCCAGAAAGAGTACCGTCAAGCACTTTTTCCCAAGTGTCCTGTGCGCCTCGTGAGATATACGCACTTACAAATACACCCTGATATGACTTGCCAGTATCACTATCGAATAGCGTTTCCGGCTTGAAATGCAGCATCTTTCCGACAGCCTTGTGCGGATCGTGCTGCTCTCTAATGTTGCCTCGGAACTTCTCAAATGCTTTAACGCTTGCTTCTAGAGGAACGATATCATTCTGCTTGTCAAGATTATCAAGCGTTGCGAAACCATATACAGTGCGGCGCTCTACGTCAACTTTAGTGACAGGAAGACTAATCCGTAGATTGTCTTCGTTCATAGAATAATCTGTTTCGTACAAGTGATGAACCTCCTAGTGGCATTATACCACCAATTATTTACTTCCTGTGCCCTTTGGATTACGCCCAGTAACCGTATTCGGGCCATCTGATGAATTATTTGTACGATCTACCGCACGCTCATCACTTTCTTTGGCGTTATTTGCTGCATCTGCTGCCTGACGAGGTGACAATTCAATTACATCGTCCCCGCCAGGGATGGGCGGTTTACCCAAAGTATCCCTAACCTCATTAGGTGTAAGAACCTGATTACGAAGATACTTCTCATCAATCTGGGATTGAGCCATTTCATCAGTTAGTGTTAGTTCATTGAGTTTAAGAACAAGAACATCAGTGAATTCTTTTACAACTTTATTCAACTGCTTTTCAAGTTGGCGCTGGCGAGGTCTGGCTACCTGCTCTTTGAACGTTCTGTCGCTTGCCAACGCCTCTGCGGTACCTGCCTCAGACATACCGATCTTTGACAATGGAACCTGATGAGCAGTCAGGATATCATTACGATTTTGCTTATGGTACTTTTCAAATGAGCCCTCTTGCACACCGGCCTCTATGGCTTCCATCTTAAACTCTACCTTTGTCTGATCGTTATCAGGAGGTAGTGGAATATAAAGCGTTCTGTGGCTAGCGCCCTTAAGATCAGTCTGAAGGAACCTGAACAGTTTTTCCTCTGAATTAGAATCCAGATGAGCACCCTTTACAGTAATGATGTATCGAGGAACAGCCTTATTCTGGAAGTAGTCAATATTGTATTGATTAGCATATTGATCACCAACAATAGCCTGCCCCGCTGCAATTACGTCTGGAACTCCATAGTATGTGTTAAGTGGAGAGTACAGTTTGAAATGAATAATCTCATTTGGGTTAGGGTCGTTAGTAATCGGATTAGGATTGTCTGCCTGGAAGTTCCTGAAGTAGACTACTTCTTTACCAATAATCTGACAGAATCCGTCACGGAATCTTCTTACTCGCACAGTCAGTGCAGGAACATGACCAATGTAACCAATCTGGCCGTTTGACTTCCTGCCGATTTCTAGATATCCATTACCCGTTGCCTCTAAGTCAGTAATGACCTTCTCTAATGTTGCAATGAACGTATCCGTATCATTCATATCATCAAAGATTTCATCAAGATTGACCTTTAACTTTTCAATTCTTTTACGAGCAAGAGCACGTGTTTTTTCAGTTTCTTTAGCATCAATCTTAGATACTGCGTCACTTGACAACTCCCAATGGTAACCAAGACCAACGACATTGGCTACCTTAGTGTCTACCGCCGCGTGATTGGCAAATGACACTTCATAGTATCTGGCTAATTCATCAAGATTATAAGGAGGTGTGATTACGTCGAACATTCCGTATGCTGTAATGTAAGACTGATCTACAGTAATTGATGTTGTATCAGCACGCTTCTCCATGCGTGTTGCACGCTTTTTAAATGTTGCCGATGGGCCTTCAAGACCCTTTTTAATATCAGACCACTTTACATCAAACGGATCATTGCTTTTAGTTTCTGTTGCAATCTGATTACCTACTCGTACACCACTAATACGGTATTCACCGTCTTCATCTACCCACCATTGACTCATTCTTCATAATCTCCATACTTTGCTGCGGCTTTCTTAGCATCCACTACCGCTCCAATGTCATTCATAGAAGGGATATATCCCTCTTTAAGTCTGTCAACCTGCTCTGAATATTCTTCATCTGTTGCGCGCATACCACCAGGCAAGAACTTTGCAGTACCTTCGGGCTGACCATAATAGATGGCTGCTTGACGCAATTCCGCTAACTTCTTAATATCCCCGCGCAATGCCGGAATATTTAAATAATTACCATCGTTATCTTTGAATGGCTTGCCAGTAGGAAGTATCCATACATATAAGCCATATTCCAAATCAGGCTTTACTTCACTGACCTTTACTTTCATGGGCTTCGAAGCGTTTTCAGGCATATAGGTATTGTACCACACTAATTAGTAATTACGGTTACTGGTGCCCACTCAATGTCACGTAATGTATATATTTCATTAAAATTGGCCGACACAGTGGACACAAATGGCTCATTATCATAATATCCTGTCAACTCATTGAACATATCTTCATTTAAGATGTCAACTGTCAGTTGCGCTCCAATACTATAGATGCTGAACCATGTGTATGCCCCCCACGCCTGCCATTGATCATCAGGTGCGGTCGGAACAAGCAAGTCTCCCCAACGTCTATAGTCAACAAGACCACTCACCTTGGCGTCCAACCTTCCATGAATAGTTATATGATCAAATGAGAAATTTGTGTTACCTGACATTCGTACATACACATCTTGTGCATGAGAATCAAATGGATTGATGAAGGCCATGGTCACTGCATTCCACTCCCCCGCTCTGAAAACGGGTGCCACTGTCATATGACCGTTGATAAACCATTGTACATTTATATACGGATCGCCTTGATATTTTGCCTGTAGAGCAAACCTTGATCCATCTTCAATCGGTACCGCTTCAATATAAACAACCTCGTCTGCTCCGCTTGTCACCGTAGATATACGAATACTATCATTTAATGTATCTGTATCTAGCAATGTCCAGAATGACACCGCCGCCACTTGCTGTTGTTCAATAGAGCCTTCACGCTTCCACCTTACGGCCAGTCCGTTGTCATATCCTAGCATTGGCAGCGACTTAGGTTTGAATCCACTTCTATTGGATTTATACAGGTAGTTATATCCACGCTTTGTCACTTCAAAGAGGTTAGGGAAGTCCAGCACAAAGAACGATCCGTTATGTGAATACGGATAGGCATTATTTCCTTCCTGTGTACCCACGGGATTAACCTTTGTCGCGTCAGATGCCCATGAAGCCAACTCAAAACTCTTCAACTTTGCAGGAGAAGAGCGCTGACCGCGAGACTTGACGATATGATAGAACGTCAATGCGTATTCAGTATGATCATAGTTATAGGGAATCACAAGGCTGTTACCATCTTGAAGAAGATGTCTGTAATTGTTGTCATCTAAGAACACATTTGAATGACCATCATAGATCATTGCAGACTTTTGCAAATAGTCGGTTGGTGGGACAGTAATCTTATGCAATGTTACCCAAGATTCTATGTCTAAACTAGAATAGTCATAAGATGGAGCAGACAGTAGGCTTAAATCATTATATGAGTCATAGTAATCTGACAATTGTTGGTATGTCTGAGCCCAATACTTTAACCGCAACTGTTCATATGTCATAGTAACCATTTCATCAAGTGGCAGTCTGGGCTTTGTTTTACCAAGATTGACTTGAACAAAGTCTACTCTTTGTGATTTGTTGCCTACGGCGTCCTCAACTTCTTTTGTTAGCATAGCAAGAGGAATTGTTTCTTGCCAATACCCGCTTGAAGCAACGTCTAATGTAAAGTTTCCATATTCTGTCACTGCTATTAAACTATATGTAGCATTGGTAGCAATGTTAGAACCGGCAGTCATCAAGTCAACAATACCGTCAGTAAATGTATTAGACGAAACTTTGTTATGCCATGAACTATAGAATGATACATGATAAACAAGTCCAGCAAATGAATCAGTCGTCCCACCTCCAACAAGCACTTCTAAGTCTGATTGATTTTTTAAGAAGTTAAACAGATAACTATACTTTGTTGCCAGAGCATTGAAATCAAATCCAACGCTGAAATCAGCATTTGCGTTAACAGTCTTTGTTTCTAAAACAGTAGTACCATTTTGTCCGTTGTACTCGTATACCAGGCTTGTTCCATTGAGGTAGGCTCTTAAGTAATTGTTACTCCCTCGCCTTTTAATAGTCATTAAGTCTACTGGCTGTGCCGGTGCCGTTGAATTCTTTAAGCGAGCAACAATCGATGCAGTCTGCTCACCATTAAGAATGGAAGCACTAGCCCAATATAAGTAAGGGTCTGTTGTATAGTCAGTCGGCTTGATTGCAAACGGCTGTGGAGGATATGTTATCTTTGCATAAACATTATTGTACTGCGCGCTTGTCGTACCACCATCCGACTTCAACCCCCACGATATTGAGGTAGTACCTGTTGGTATTTTGTGAGTCATTATGGCTTCTGTAGATGGCAACGAGCCAGGTGCCAAGCCCTCACTAGGAAGAAGCGACGTACCAGGCAACAATTCTACCCCGCCTTCAATTATATCGAACACAGCAAACTCATGCTCATATTCTTGAGCAGCACCATTAAACGTGACTACCAACTTTGGAATCGCCCCCGAGAACTTTGCCGTACCATAAAGAGTTATTGATGCACCCTTTCTAAAACCAGATGGTAGCGTAATCAGATTAGTACTACTAGAAGCGGCAGTTTGAGTGCTATACACTTCTCCGTTAACAGCATTATTTGTAAAAGCAGTGCCAGTTGTATTATTGTTTGATACGTCTAGAGGGAATACATCACTGTCATAGCCCGCCGCTGGCAGCGGCCTGACAAACAGTGCTTTATTGAGAGCGTACCAATCTTGATCACTACGATTATGCAACTCCGGTAACTCATACTGTGGCGTAGTAATGTGATCAGCAGTAACAATATTATTGCTTACACCTTTAGACCATACAGCATTATCTGGATATGAAAGATTATAAGCAAAGTTAGATGTTGAGAAATCTGCTGAATGAGATACGCCATCATATTTATCAGAAATAATGTTGTACTGATCAGTACCTTGGCCTCGCACAAATCTAATCTTTGCCACCGTGGGCGGCACTGCATATTGATACGTTGCAATTGACGACACATAAATGGGGTGAATCTCTCTATCAGTATAAAAACCTACAGTCCCCAAAGTAGTATATCCAGATGTGTCTGCGGGCATTATCATGGTAATGACAGTATCACCGTTGACCAAGACAGCAGAATAGTCCGGTGAGACAGTCCAATCAATAAGCATTGGATAATCTATAGTTCCAAGATCATATCCAAGTTCAGTGTTGTTCAATGAAAGAGTCAGTGTTGTACCATTAAGATACAGTCCGTCTTTTTGTCCCGGCGGGCCTACCAGACGTATAGGTCGATTTGAAGCCGATCCTATTTTCATCCAGAATTCAAGAGTCACAACATCATGCTTGTTAGGCTCTTGCATAAACCCAGAACGCTCAATAGTCAACGATGGGCGTTCTGGCAACCACGGCTCTAGCACAGTAGCACCTTGCAACCCCCTATGTAGAGGAACGCCTGACTTGGCAGCAGTAGACACTCCATCATATCTAAAGTAATTCAATTGTGCTTTGCCGCCGCTCATACTATTGACTGTAAATGCACTATACGTAGAGTCATCTCCAATATCATAGGCAGCGACCGCTTCTGATTTTTGTCCAATTGTCAGACCATTAATATAGTATATATAGTCTTCTGATCCAGACCCTATTTCATTAACGTCTGTTCCTTGAATAATGATTCGATACCGTTCATTAGTTAAAGCAAAGTCATACGAATCAACTCTAAAAGAATACCCAAACATTAACCATGTAAAGTCAACAAGAGTTGGTATGTCTATTGAGACTGATTCTACGTCAACCCACGTATACGTTTCTCCATCACGTTGCAACTTAATAGTGACGTTTCTTGCCATGGTTGAAACTCTAAGATAAAACCCTACATTCAAACCAACTCCCGTCTGAAGGTCTTTCATACGCCCTATAGAAGGAGAGATCATAGAGAACGTACCGCCCTGTGCTGTATGAGTGATCTTACTCACTTCACCATCTAGAATTGGAAGGTTTTCTGCAAGATCATAGGTTGTACTAGAGTTAGCATTGGTAAACGACCATCCACTACCGCTAGCAACAAGACGCTCTGCTTTAATTAATGATCGATACCCATGATTAACGCCTTCAAAGTACGAGATAGGCTGATCTTCTAGTACTTTGGTTTGGTAGAACACTAGTTCATTATATCAGATGGTACATGTATCGCCGTCGCAATACTTGCTGCCTACTGCCTCTAAGTTGTCTACCCCTTGATATACCGCGTCAAAGTCGATCTTGAGTAGCATTCCGACATACTCGTGATACTCGGCCTCAGTGATTTCCGTATATGGCATTTGAGGATACGTCTTATTACTCATAGGAAGGAACGATACTGTTTTTAGATTACCTTCGTACATTTTGAGTACCCTTGCAATGTCATCGCGCTCAGTTTCAGGATCGAATGTGACAGTTACAGATACAGAGTTATCAGACCAGTAACTTTGTGCCTCTGCTGCAAGGTGAATCTTTTCATAAATAGAAACGTCTTTTTCGCTCCGTTCCATATCTGTCTTAACGGGGAAGTACACAACAGATGTATTATCACTTGTCACATCTGGTTCAACCTTATACCAAGCCATCTTGAATAGCGTTAACATCGGATCACTATTAGAGAATCTGATTGCTCTCAAGTAGTGCTTACCACCAGAAGGCCAATGTACCCCCGGCGTTGCTCCACTAAGTAGGGACACAGAACCAGAAGGCTTAACGGTTGTCGTTCTGATGGACTCACGAATTCCAAGCCATTCTGAATACTTCTTGTCATACATTTGAATTTCATTGTAACCATTGTCTGCCCACTCACGGAACTCAGGGAGTCCGTGCTTGTCAACAAACCCAGCGATGCCTGTCATAGATGCACCGATTCGCCTATTACGCTGAATAACAGCGTTTGTCTCAGGCCAGTGTGTAGGTAGCAGTGTAATCGACTTGGCATAAAGATAAGCAAACTTGATGGTTCTTAAATAATCATCCATGCTTTCATGACGATTAAGATGAATTTCTACAAGGTTACAGAGTTCTCGTGATTCTAAAGAGATTTCAGCACACGGATTTGTACCAAGTACCCGCCAATCTTTATGATCGGGAGCGTCCTTTAGACGGCCATATTGCTGCATAGTGTTAAGGAAGAGAAATCCTGGCTCTCCATTGTCAGCAATTCTATGAGCGGCATCTGCATAATCATACCCCGGCTCATCAATAACAACAGTGTTATTGCTCATCCAACCCCACTCAGCGCGCTCAGGGTACTTCTCATAATTCTTTAGTTCAATAAAGTAGTTGTCGCCTTGTTTACCAAGAGCAATAGTTGCTGATCGCCTTACGTTACCCGCCACTACACACGTACCAATAAGGTTTACCATATCAACAATAGCACGCGCATCAAATACTTCCCCAGCCCTATTCTCTAAGATATGTGTGATTTGCTTATGCAATTTCTTTAATGGCCCTGGGCCTGAAGCAGTACCGCCGAATCCTTTAATCGGCTCTCCATATGGCCTAATAAGAGAGTAGTCAAAGTCAATCTCTTTATTGGTTCTTAGGAATGAATTAAGCAGCAATCTAACCGACTCTGCCCAGCCCTCACGTGAGTCTGGAATCTCATAGATGGTGTCGCTACCTTCTCGCTGACCAATACGGATATCCTTCGCTTCACCGCGAGTATCGAAACCCACTCCTACGCCTAACATAAGAGCATCCATTACCCAAGCAAACACCGCGCCGGGATCGCGGTGATCCATATCTCCTGTAGAAATAAAGGAGCAGTTTCCTGTTACGAGGCCGCTTGCGAGAGTAAACTTTCCAACGCTGGGGACGGTAAAGCAATATGTGGGCTGAACATCAAGTTCAGTAATTGACACTACCTTAAACACCTTGCTTTTACGCAATGTGATTCTATGCAGAGGGCTCTTGCGCTCCCCATAGTTAGTTGGCTTTTGATGATGGTTGTGACCAACTACTACATAACCACCATAAGCCGCATAGTCGGATAGCCACGAATAAGCATCTACGTGCTGCGTATCTAGTTTTCCTCCATCTGCATCTAGTCCGTTTCCATCGGCTAGAAGCCAGCCGTGAATGAATCCAGAGACATACTCTGGGCTTTCGCCAACCGGAAACTCTTTAAGTTCTTTTTGTGACAACACATAAGCCTGGGCGTCACCATTAGCAGACTGGGGGTAGGTAATGTGACCAAAGTACTGCTTCATTTCATCTGCACGATCACCGCATAGACGTACATGAAAGCGCTTTGCGCCGTCTGACCTTACAAATGCGTGACGGGTGCCGTCGCCAAACACAATTCCATGAACTACGCCAACGTAGTATTCGTCACTATCAACGTTAACGTCGGTTCCAGACGCTACAACCTTATCTCCAACAGAAAGATTAATGGTTTCAGTGCCATCATCTAGAATCCATCGGTGATCAGGAGTGGCGTCAATCGTAATAACGTGATTTGAACGATCAAAGAATGGTTTAAATTGAATCCTGTTTACTTGACTTTCACCAAACTCTGACACCACTCCTTTATGCCACTCACCATCAGCCCACACCTCATGCTCTTCACCAACAATTTCATCGAGTCTTACTACGCCATTTTTAGTGATAGCCTTAGTATCACCAGTAAAGCAGTTGTATAATCCGGCGACAATACCTCGCTCATGAATAAGCGGGGTGCCAGTTACCCACAGTCCCCTACCTGGGGGTGTCCATTTGAGATTGAACATTCTGTCATATGCTTCTTTAGCCGAAGTCTGTGCCTTGTTAGCATTCCACGGCAGTTTGTTCTTCTCTGCCCAATCTTTTTGAATTGAGTACATGCCGTTAATGACACGTTCGCAGACTTCCCACCACTTTTCCTTGGTTCCATCTTCCTTTACACGAGAGTATGTTCTAATGAAAGTGATTTCGCCTAGACTGTTACCTCCTGCATCACGGAATCCGAATGGTGCTTCCACACCCTTGTATTTCTCTATAA